ATTCGATCTTGGCCATAATCTTTCGCTTCTCTAGTTCAATTTCCTCCTTAAAGCTCTTATCGATCTCACCCTCTGGATCTTGAATATCAAGCTTGGTGAAAACAGTAAGCCAACTCAAAGGAGCGCCACCGCGCTTAAGTTGCAGATATAAAAGCTGTTGCTGCATGGCCGTAATCCGGAGTAATGTGCTCGGCACTGAGATCAGTCTCAGCTTACGCACGAAAAACTTTGCGCGTGTCAGCCGATCATACATCGAAGGCTTGTCGGGAATGATTCCGTTGACGATCCTGTTGTTTACTGTCTTGCTCAGCAGTTCGTCAGGTAAATGACTTGGAACCATGTCGTCAGGATTATAGTCAAACATTTCCTTGGCGATATGGTCTGGACCCACATATTCAATTAACCTTGCGGCATCAAACCACTGAGGGATCAGATACTTCATCCTCTCGCCTACGCGCTTGTTGGCTTTTTCAATCCGCATGGCGATGCCCTTGGCCACAGGGCCGATGGATTCAAGCATCTTGTCTGCCGTATCGTTGGCGAGGTTTAACTTCATGTTGGCGAGGTTCCCAACATCGTTCAATCCTAATTGCGCTAGGAGTTTGTCGCTCAGATACTTGAGTAGATTCCAGTTCTCAGCATCTACCCTCACTTCATCTGGGAGCAAAGATTGGAACGTCTTCTTTGGCTCTCCACCCGCCAGTCCTAAGCGCACATCTTTTTCGAAGATGTCGAAGTGTTCGATCTTCGGCCCACCGTTGGTATCGAGGTCGTAACCCATCGGAGGGTCCATCTTCGCGCTCTGGACTTGATCGACAAGCCGCTCATGTTTTCTAATGGTGGTCTGGATTGAAGCAACTTCTCCGACTAATGATCTTCCCGAAGCCTCCCAAGGGGTATCGGCAACCGTGTATTGAATGATCGGAATATTCGGGTCCCAGTCGAAAGCAGGACCGTCATACATTGGCCTTTGCAAACCATTCGACGAAATGATGAGTCTGAGATTTGGGTAGACCCGGCAGTCCTCCACCATTGCAGGGCGCATGAAAGCTGAACCATTGCGGATGCCTCCAAAAATATCCTGTCCCAAATACGGAACCCGGTAAAACCAAGTCGTGCCTTCATCGCCCATCGGCAGTTCGTAGCCCGTCGTGTTGATCCGCAAATCCCGAATGAACGTATAACGTATTTCTGTATAGAGATTGCCGAATGACTTGCCTTGATCCTGCAATTCTCCGTACCGCCAGTTCGCCGCAAAATCCTGACGCTTTGCCTGAATCAAACTTTTATAATTGTTCATGCCGACAGTCTGAAGCTGACCTTGGAATAATGGGAATCTGCCGTAAGCCTCAGCAATCGGCATGTAATCATAAATTGTGCAAGCATAGCAATCTTTTATATCATTCGATCTTGCAGGAATTTGCACCGGCATTACATCTAAAAGTCCTAGTGCATCAAAGGTCATTTCGCGAGGGCCAAAACCATACTCCGTCGCACGGACTTTTGGCCAAAGGTAACCAATGCCCATTACCGTCGCAAACTGTAGAACCTTAAGGATTTGAAAAGGGAAGTCAGATTCAAGATAAACGCATTTGCTTACTTTCGTAAGCATTTCTGCCATTTTTTTGTAATTAGGTAAATCGCTGCCAAAGGTCGCGATTTCTCTGACTTCGGCCAGCGTATTTACGAATTTTGTGACGGCATATTTTAGTTCGTTGGTAACTAAAACAGACTTGGCTTTGTCTCTAAATATGCCATTATAAACAGCTAGATTTGCAGCTAAATTTTTATAGGAAGGTTGACCTTCCATCCAGCCTTCGGCTTCTTGAATTTGAGTCTCAATCCAACCGATTTTGCGAGACGGAGATGCTGTAAATTCAGGAACTTGCCATTCCACCGTCTCAATTCCGGAATCAGAGTACACAATTCATTCCATTTCCTCCCGGTATGCTGTTGGATTCCGGTTCCCATCCCGGTATCTCGTTGAGGATAGCGAATTCTCCAAAAACACGGAGAGCTTCGGTGTTGTAACGAATGGCGGCTTCGATTTCAGTAGTATAACTCCCAAAGATGTAATTCTTGCCAAGATGCCTAATTTGCGCTGAAAACGGATGGATGGTGCAACGCGGCCTGCGAATCACTCCCCTGAATCCATTGCTGTTTTCATATCGACGATTGGATGCATTTTGGCTTCTGGTTGCGATTCGGATATTGCTGTCCACGCAGTTCAGACCGTTCCCGTCTTTATGATCTATTTCAATCTTCGCCCCAACTCCGAGGATCACACGATGGAGTGAAGTGTGTCTTCCATATACTTCACGTAGTTCCTCTGGAACTTTGGCCTCTGCATACCATTTAGGCTTCGCTTTGGAATGAGAAGGATGTGGACGCCATAAAAACTTCGACACTAATGGAAGATGATGAGCAGAAAATAGAGCCTTCAACCCATTTTTGAACGAAATGTGAACGATTCCATTGGCATCCGTTGTCCATGTAGAGACAAATGCCTCGCGCTTCTTGCGGAAATATTCTTTCCGCCCTGTGATCGTCTCAGGTTGGATCACGTCCCAAGGACCTCTCTAAATTGCTGTACAATCGGCATCTTACGCTAAAGGCTGGATTTCGTCTATAGAAATTATGATTTACTAAAGCCGCACGTTGCTCTGGCGCTCCGACTACTCCTCTGGAGATCCCGTGCGGCTGCGCTGATTATAAGCTATTTATTTTCAGCCTTTGGCGCTTGAGGAACTGCCGCGCACATAGGGTCCTTGGTCTTGGGGTCAATCTGAGGCTGGAACCCGGCTCCGCAAGTATCAGCCAATTCCTTTACTACTCCTTCATACTCAGCTTTCGCCTGCTGTGCAGTCTGCGCGGCCTGCTGTGCCGCATCAGCCGTTTGGATTGCCTGATTCTGAGCCTTGAAGAACTTGATCTTGAGCGCGTCCGAGATGGCCGGTCCTTGGCTTTGGGGTGGCTTCTGCGCCACAACCACAACGATGAAATAGACATACATCAAAACAGACAGTCCGAGAATACGTGCAACTGACTTCATGTGGTTCTCTCCTATTTCGTTATGAGGGTATAACCCTCTTCGAATGCTTTGGCTGGGCTAAAGGATTTGTATCCATCCCCGTCGTAGACCACGTAATACCATCCCACATCCGGCGTCGGCTTGCCACGAAGATTCATCTCGATAGGCAGGAAGCTGGTATCGACGAAATGGATCTTGACGATGGGATTCTCATCCGTAGTCGTGTCAGTCCTCAAATGCTCAACGTGCGCGATCTTGAGCGCGTGGACTTCCTTGTGCGATTGGTAACGTGGCATTTCTTTGGCTGCGAGATGACCAAACATTTCCTTGGTGCACATGGCGTTGTATGCAGATAAGCCGGGATCGTAGTTCTCAGGCATGATTTGTTCCTTTCTGCCACACTTCTAAGAGTTTTTCTTCGTTGGGTTCTACAACAACGTGATTGCCTTTGTGTCCCGGCTCTTTCAGGCAAGGCCGCTTAATATCCTGCTCCATAAATCGGATGAAAGTATGCTCGTAAGGACAACCAAGAGGGATGTTGTTTGGATTTGCCATTCGTTTCCTCTCCCGTTACTCTTCCACTTTGAACTTGCCAGCCTTGTAATCGGTAAATGAGATGCTATAAATCGTTCCGCACTCCGGACAGGAACAATTCATACCCCAGTACCACTGAAACCTTGTGCCGCAACCGGGAAAATACGGATGAGCCAACATGAACGCTTCGCCGTGCTGCTGAGTGAGTTCGGCGGTCCATTTGAGAATATCCCCGGCTTCCATGCCCGTTCTTCCAGCGTCACAAAGACGCTCCAGCAACACAGGGGCAACTGCCACTTGTCCTCTCCCGATGTAAGTTATAATACGCCTAATCCTGCGCTTGTGCAGATTTATTTTTCTGACTCAATGGCCACGTTCATGCCCTTCGCTGTGTAAATATTCTTCCCGCGTCATCTTCCTTCGGCTCTCGGCTTTATCCATCCTCTCTAAGTATCGTTGCATAAATGCTTTTCCGTACTTTGAGTGAGAGTTGGCCATCAGGTGATGGATGTTTGACCGAATTTCCTTGGCGGCTTCGCCCTCGATCTGCGCCCTCTCCTCGTCCTTGCGCGATTCTTTTCCTAAGTTGTATTGCCGCAGGCGATCAGACCATTTCTCGGCCTCAAAAACATTTGCACAAGTAATTTTCTCGAAGCCTTTTGGTGCTTGAAATTGCTCAGGAGCACCCATTCTGGTTTCCCCTGTACGCGCATTGTGATAATAGACAATTTTGGTATCCATTTGCGCTTTCTGTCCCCATCCCTTCGGCCTTAAATCGTGCGCCACATCTGACGCCCTTTGTGTAAATCTTATCCAGTAGTAGCGCAGACGATTTTTGATACCGGGACCGTAAAGAGGATAGCTTTTTTCGTACATCCAGTCACGCTTCATCCAATGACTTACGCCGTCGATCCTGTCCTTTTCCAAAAGGAAAAAAGTTCCATCGTAGGCATAGAACTTTCCGTCTTTAGCCCAAGCGAGTTCCATTTCATCGTTGGCCCACGCGAGGACACGCACGGCTTCTGACTCTGGCATACGCTTAGAGGCGTTGACCCATTGGCTTTCGATCTTGGCTCTGCGCTTCTCTTCCTTGCGCTGCTGCTTGAGGGTTTCCAGTTCCGCTTGCAGTTGAGATAGTCTATCGAGCGTTGCCATTTCTCTTCACCTTCTGGAGTGCTTGGATGTCTTGTAATCCGAGTTGCTTTACTTTCTTGGAGATATATTCGAGCATCTTCCAATGCTCATCAGCAATCTGGAGTTCGTATGGAACGATATAGCCGCTTCCTGCATCTGTGATCTGCACGGAAACCACCGTCCCATTATTCACTAATCCGCCAACGCTGTAGTCTCCCGGCTCAAGAACGTTTGCGCGACAGGTTGATAGATCGGCAATTGCCTCCGGTGCGACTACCGCCGTACCTACGCCGATGCCAAGGAACTTAAAAAACGATCTCCTGTTCATCATTATGACACCTCAATCATTTGAATGAATCCATAGAAGCCGGGAGTAAGGTTCCCTATTCCATAACCGACCTTTTCTCCATCGCGAAAAATGAGTTTACTGCGTCTGAAAGCAAGCACTCCCCATCTCTTGTCGTGTTTGTAATACAGGATGTCTCCTGCCGACACAGGGAGACTCGTAGGCGCAAGACGGACGTAGATATATCGGCCTCGCGTCATCTGGGGAATGGTTTTTGCGTAAGCCTTCTGAAGCATGTCCAGCGTTATCGGGTAATTCGCTTCAGGATAGACTTCTGGCGTTGTGTCTGCCAACATCTTCGGCGCAACCGCTGCCGTGGCCGCGCCAATGCCTAAGAACTTAAGGAATGATCGCCTGTTCATTGAAACCTCTCCCTGTACGCAGCCAATGCTTCATCGGCCTCTTTAATTGCATCGTCCAAATTTGATTCTTGTTCGAGTCTTGTTCTGAGAACGTCAGCCCAGATTCCGCGTTCATCGGCTACATCCGACCTACGACTGTCTTCGGCTCTACGTTTATCTTCTTCTTCTTGATACTCTCGGTGCCGAGAATCATCCCGTTCCTTAGTTTTCTTTGTCGTTAAAATCATCCTCATTCATCCCCTCCCACTGACATTGCATTGAGCATACACTTTCCCTCATTCGGATTTGATTTTTTCTTTGAGGGCGTTGCATAGCGTCTCTGCGCCCGCATCGACAAATCATCGTAAGTATGTGAATTTAAGTAACTTTGAGCAGCAGCACGAAGGCGATCATCATGTTTATTTTTCGCATGAATCATCTTGTCGCGTCCCCCATCTACTGTATGACGTTCTAATGTTTTTAACTCCTCGATCATCCATTTCGAACGAGGAATGTACCATCCACCGTTGACGGCTTCAACAAAACGATCCATAAGGATTGGCACCGTCGTTCGATTGGAGTACCAACCTTCCCTATTCTTATTTTCATCCTTAACTTTCCTGCCATCTAATCTGCCGGGGATGTGATGCCATCCGAACCCCATAATCTTTAACTGGTTCTGACAAGTATCACCCGGTCCCTCAACCTGCTCGATTGAAAACTTGACGCCTCGCGGATCTCGTGCGCGTTTCCCGTACCATGCAGCAATGCAGGCAAGGAATGGAACGCTCTGCGCCGGGGAGAAACGATTTGAAGTTAGCTCACATGTTTGCACGTCTGCACCTTGTCCTGTCGCGACCTTGGTCATCGACGCGCAAAAACGATCTTCGTCTTCTTTCCCTAATCCGTGCGCCGTATCCACGCCGCAACTGTAACTGGCTCCTGCCTGCGGAGGCTCAAAGACCAACAGGATATCAAGCGTGTTGGCTTCGCTCTCCTCATCGATTGGGAGTAGCGGAACCAATTCCCAATCATAGCGCTCTCCTCGATTGTTTTTCCATGTGATCGGGATTTTATCCTTGGATTTGTCGATCATCGACTCGCTAGGATGGAACTCTTCGTCTATCGAGTGACCTGTAATCGCATAGGCTTGGAATGGTTGTCTTCTTGTCTTTGTGCCATCCGTCCTGATTTCGTAAATGTCGTCCTCAAGTTCCATAATCGTGTCCTGATCGAACACAGAATCATGGACGCCGGTCAGAGCTTCAAAGTCGTCTGCCGGGAGCCGTGCGGCATGCTGCTGCAAGGAATGGCGTTCACGCGCTTGGACGTACTCTAGCTGCCACCACCACTGTTGTTCAATGGGAACGCGATAGTTGTGACCCATCACTTTTGCAAGATATGGAGTGTTGCGAATATAAGACTCACAACGCGCAATGTGTGCCTTGGTCGCGTCCAATCTGTTTTCATAGAAGGCTGGAGGAACAGGATGCGCTCTAATCCAGTCGGCCTGTGGGTACATATCTGTAGCTAGATGCCAAGGAATAAATACCGGACACATCCTAGCCACACCCAAAGGCCAGTCTCTTTTCTGTGACCTCCAGAAATCAGGGAACCATCCGACATTACCGCTTCCCGTCCCTTCGAACACCATGAAAAGGTTTTTGTTTGAGTGAGTTGCAGGCAGCAGTCCCTCTTCAATTACATTGTGCGGATTTGGGATCAACGAGATCTCCGAAATGTGGATGTTATTCGGGGTTTGACCCTGCGCGATGCCCTTTGGTTGCATACCAGATTCAATCATCAACCTTGAACCGTTCGTGAAACTCCGCTTAGGCATACGCGGAGGAATCAGCCAGAAAGGACATCCATCGTAAGCCGTGTTCAACTTGATCTCGATCTCATCCGACTTCGACTTCTGAACCGAAGCCATTACCGATAAAGTGTTTGGAATGAACAACATCTTATGACTAAAATAAAGAGAGACAAGGGTTGTACACCCCACCTGACGCCCTTTAAGACATAATATCTGTATACCTGCCTGACGCTCTTCCAAGTCTGCGACAATTGCATCAAATACATCCTGTGACTTCCGGTTTTTGAACTTGACTATCTGGCCACCTTCGTCAACACATTTTGCGTAGTTGTCCCTCCAGTAACCATAATCAAAGCCACATAGGACCATCTCGTTTTCGATCCAGCGGAAAATCTCTTTCCGCCGTTTGTCGGTGATCGGAAAATTTAGCCCATCAATCCATGCGCCCTTGGAGTTATTTCCAATACGTACCAGTGCCTTCATGTAAGCGATAAAATCCTGAACGTCGCCTAGAGAATGGCGGCATGGACGCCACCCATTAGATGCTTCAAAGAAATCTAAACGCTGTTCCACGATCCTTGAGCTATACATTATCTACCTGTTTATGGTCGGCTTGCCTCTGGGCACCCACTTGGGGATGAGACTCGTAATTCTCTTCATGTAAGCTGCATCTTCGTCATCCATCTGCTCTAGCAAGTCTTCAAGTGAATCAAAGATCGATTGTCCGTCGAAGGATAGGAACTGCGCCATGCATGTATCGTAGAACGCGAACTCTCTAGGCCAATCAGGGTCGTTCTCGTCCAGAGCGATCTGCTTGCCAAGGTCAATAAAGCGTATCATTCCTCTTCGTCCCCTTCTGTCTTCTGTCCAACCATAGCACTCTCCAACACTTTAATTTGCCTCTCGATTTCTGTCTTCAAGTCTTCTGTTTTGCTCAGATTATATTTAGCTGTGTCCAGTATGCGCTTGAGGGGTGCATCATGGTTCATGATCAGTTTAACGATTTCTCCTACCCTTTCAGGCTTCCCCCAACCGTACTGAATATTTAATCCTGATGCTTTCTCGAAGGCAACTACCTTATCAACTAGTTTGTTGTACTGGTCTTCATAATACGCGCCATGTGTGCTTTTAACGCCCTGCTCATAGCCCTCGTTTCTTGCCTTCCCAAGTGCCGCTGCATCGGCTCTGTTCCCCTTTTGGTCGATTGCATACGCGAGTGCCGTCAGCATCGTGATACTCAGGACAGCCGACGCGATAGCCATCAGTCTCTATCGGTCAAGAGGCAAAGCTATCTACGGCTTTGAGATGAAAGTATCGCGTGCCGATTGGCTCAAGGAACTGAGACAGCCTGAAAAAGCTGAGAGCATCATGCGCTATTGCAACTATTGGGCGCTGGTTGTTCCTGACAAGAGCATCGTAAAAGAAGGCGAACTGCCTCCATCGTGGGGAATGTACGTGGCTCAGAAGAATCGCCTGAAATGTGTCGTGCCGTGCCCCAAACTTGATCCGGTTCCGATGATCGAATCCTGTCGCGTCCCTGACTTCCTCTAAAGTGATATAGGCCGGTGGCGAGAACGTTCCCTGAAGTCTGAGAAATAGATCGTGGGCCTGTAGCTTGATACCCGCTTCCAAGTCCTCGTCCGCTACCGCCTCAGGACCAATCAACTCCTCATATGTGGGTTCGTTCATTTGTTCTCCAACAATCTTTGCCTGATCGGCACAAGTTTATCCTGTACCTCATTGGGACTCGGAAACAGGTCTTCAAACCCACTTGATGTTTCAGGCACCATAGGAGCCAATGGCGTATCGTCATCATCGTTCTCTTGCTTGCTGCTCGATGATCCTCCCCCTGAGCCGCCAAACCATGCCTTGCCGATAAACGTATGGCCACTCGACCCCTGCTGCGCACCAGCCATGATGTCCAGAGCCGACCTATCCTTTTCGCCTCCGACCATCTGGGCAAACTTGACTCGGTTCTTGGTGATTGTGGGGTGATTTGAGGCGACGATGAATTTGCTCTTCATGGCGCAATGCTGACTCACTGCAATCAGCACGGCCCCTGCAAGATGTTTAGGATTGACTTTGGCTGAGATACATATCGCTTCCCATGTCAAATGGTTTCGGTCGCCGATGGGAATCGAATCATACTTCCTCAGGAACTCGGATATGTCCTGATCGTCTGTCGAAAACCGCATTGCCTCAAGAGCTACTTTAAACCCGCCCTTTACGCACGACTTTATGGTTGGGGATATCTGGGGAGCCGCCGCTAACATTTCCGGTTTGATCTTCAGCCGCTTCAACGCCTGCTCCGTCCGGTTTTCCTCCGGTGGCAGCTTCGGTACTGGCATCTTTCCTTGCTTCTTGGGGGTGATCCCGGAGC